AACAAACAACAATTATTATTCTGTAAACAATAACGAATACAATACAGAAGATAGTTTTGATAACGATTACATTATTTTATGAATGATTTAAGCATAGTAAATTTAAGTAGCTACACAAGTCCAGAGATTGTAGAAAAATCAAACAAGAAGTTTGTAGCTTATGGCTCGGACAATAATTACTTTCAATATCTTATTGACCGTTACAATGGCAGTCCAACAAACAACGCTGTTATAAATGGTATAAGTCAAATGATTTATGGCAAGGGTTTAGATGCCTTAGATTCAAGTAAAAAGCCAGACCAATATGCTAAAATGAAAAGTTTGTTTAACAATGACTGCATAAGAAAACTTTGTTATGATTTAAAACTTATGGGTCAATGTACTTTACAAATTATATATTCAAAGGACAGAAAAAGCATTGCACAAGTTGAACACATACCTGTTGAGAATCTAAGAGCTGAAAAATGCAACTCGAAGGGCGAGATAGAGGCGTATTATTATTCTGATGATTGGCAAAAAGTAAACGCGCGAACAGAGCTAAGACGAATACCTAGCTTTGGATTTTCAACAGAAAATATTGAGATTCTTTACATCAAGCCTTATAGAGCTGGGTATAAATATTATAGCAGTCCAGATTATCAAGGTGGTTTACAATATGCTGAACTAGAAGAAGAAATCAGCAACTATCATTTAAATAATATTATGAATGGACTTGCACCTAGTATGTTTATTCAATTTAATAATGGCACTCCCCCAGCGGAAGAAAGACATTTGCTAGAACAACGTATTTTCCAAAAATTTGGTGGATCAAGTAATGCTGGTAAGTTTATTCTTGCCTTTAATGACAACCCAGAGAACGCAGCAACAATAGAGCCTATACAGCTTAGTGACGCTCACAACCAATATCAGTTTTTATCTGATGAAAGCGGTAAAAAAATTATGGTAGCTCACAGGGTTGTTAGTCCTATGCTTCTAGGAATTAAAGACCAGACAGGTTTGGGTAATAATGCAGAGGAGCTGCAAACAGCAACAGTTTTAATGGAAAATACTGTAATTTTGCCATTTAGACACCTTTTAATAGATGCCTTAGACAAGATACTTGCTTTTAATAATATTGCCTTAAAACTATACTTTAAGACCTTACAGCCTTTAGAATTTACAGACTTAGAAAACGTAGAAGACGAAGAAACAAGAGAAGAAGAAACAGGAGTAAAGTTAGCGAAACAAAACAAAGAAGATGAAAGAATTGCACAAGCCTTAATAGACTTAGGACAAGATGAAAGCGAACTTTTAGAATCTTACGATTTGATAGATGAAAGAGATGTTGATTATGAAAAAGAAAATCAATTTGACTTTGTGATTGAAGACTTAAACAACCCAAAACAAAGTACACTATCAAAGGTATGGAATTTTGTAAGAACAGGAACAGCAAGACCTTATAGCAGAAGTGAACAAGACGGAACAAGCTCACAAAGTAAAGAAAAAGACAATAAGTTTTTAGTGCGATATATGTATTCGCCAGAAAAGTATAGTGAAAATTCAAGAAAGTTTTGTATCAAAATGGTTGAAGCTAAAAAGGTTTACAGAAAAGAGGATATTATTGCAATGGGTGATCTTCCTGTAAACGTAGGTTTTGGTGAAGGTGGATCAGATACTTATAGTATTTGGCTATACAAAGGAGGCGCAAGATGCCAACACAGATGGCTTAGAAAAACTTATGTAACAAAAAAAGACAGTAAAAGTCTAGGTAAACTTCTAACAACAACAGAAGCTAGAAAAAGAGGTTTCAGACCAGAGGCAAACGAGCAACAAGTGCCTGTAGCACCAAAGGATATGCCTTTTGCTGGATATACAGAGGAATATTGGAATGAAAAAGGATTTACAAGTTAATTATGGCAACAGCATTATTTATAAATAGAACAGATTTAGTTAAAAACTCGATACTAGACGGAAACGTAGATACTGATAAATTTATACAATTTATCAAGGTGGCTCAACAAATAGACATTCAAAACCTTTTAGGGACAGACCTATACAACAAAATAAGTGCTGATATAACAAGCGGTGCAAGTGGCGGAACAGGACTTACAGGCAACTATTTAAATCTTGTAAATAATTATATACAACCAACTTTAATATGGTTTGCACAGATGAACTATATTCCTTTTGCTGCGTATTCAATAACTAACAAAGGTGTATTAAAGGGAACTAGCGAACAATCAGAAACAGTCAATAAAAATGAAGTAGATTATTTAGTAGCAAAGGCTAGAGAATATGCAAACTACTATTCCACAAGATTAGTAGATCACTTGGTTTTTAATAGTGATCTTTTTCCAGAATACAATACTAATAGTGATGACGATATTTCACCAGATAATGATACAACTTTCAAAGGAATTGTTTTATGAAATATAAAGTAAAAGAAACAAACAAAACTAAATTAAAAAATTATTTAAATGCCAATACCCAAACCAAAGAAAAACGAGAAACAGAAAGACTTTATGATGAGGTGTGTAGCAGATATGAGAAAAGAATATAAACGAGATCAAGCTGTAGCTATTTGCTACAAGTCTTATAACGACAATAAATGAAAAAACCAATATTCACATTAATACCAAGCGGATTCAAAGCAAGTAAGCTTTATTCTATTTTGCCTAATGATGGGGACGGTGACTTTGCTTTTACAAGAGCTACAGTTGCTACAAGGGTACAGAAAAACGGACTACTTGCAGAAGTAGCCTCAAATGTGCCAAAAATAGACTGGTATAATAGTGACTGTCCTTGTTTACTTTCTGAACCAGCTAGAACTAACAGACAGGCTTATTCACAAGAGTTTGACAATGCAGCTTACAGCAAAGTAAGAAGTACAGTTACAGCAAATGATGCAACCGCACCAGACGGAAGTTATACAGCTGACTTATTAGTAGGTGACGGTACAGGGACTTCTTATGTTTTTGATAATCTAAGTTTTGTTTCTGGCACGTCTTACGCTATAAGTATTTTTGTAAAAAAAATAAATGTAACATCTTTTGTTATTCAAAACTTTGGTAATAGTGGCACAGCTACTTTTGATATTGAAAACGGAACATCAAGCGGTGTTGGTGGCACTTTTTCTAGTCAATCTATTCAAGACTATGGCAATGGTTGGTATAGATGTATAGGTATTTATACTTGTAGCTCTACAGGGAGTCATAACTACGGTTTTGGTGTACAAACTTTCAATGGCGACCAAATGCACCTATGGGGTGCACAAGTGGAAGAAGCCACCTATGCTTCTAGCTACATAAAAAATACGACAGCTTCAGACGTTACTAGAAACGTTGATGAAGCCTTAGATGCTGGATCAAGTAGTCTTTTTAGTATTCAAGAGGGTACTATGTATTTAAGTGTTACTCCTTTTAAAAACACAGCCTCTTTTCATACAATAGGAATAAGTAGCGGTGCTGATACTTCAAGAGTCGAGTGTCAATTTACAGGTGCTTCTAACCAACTAAAAACGATTGTACAACAAGGGGGGTCATCTAGCGTTGATACTGACGTAGCGTTGACCTTTGACACCAAAAACAAGATAGCTGTATCTTTCAAAGCAAATGAATGTAAAGTTTATGTGAACGGAAGCTTACTAGCTACAGATACAAGCGTAGATATGCCTACAGCTTTAGATGAGTTTAACTTATCACAATTTGACAGCACAAAAGAGTTTGAAGGCAAAGTACACGATGCAAGAATTTATGATGAAGTCTTAACACAAGCAGAAGCTATAGAATTAACAACACTATGATAAAGATAGGAAAATACGAATTTAATGATGAAGATTCAGCTAAAAGTAAGATAGAGGCTTTAGGTGGTTCTCATAATCACTCTATTGTGACTTTAGGTCATATTGTAATAGAAGAAGGCGAGTATGACGAAGATCATCAAGAAACAAAAGCACCAACATTAAGCAACAAATATCACATTGACGTTTGTTGGAAGGATTTAGAAGACCACCCTTACGGTTGGAAATCTTTTGCAGTCACACCTAGTAACAACGGTGTGCATAGTTTTTGGGGAATAGATTATCAAGATAATAAATTTTAATTATGGCTTTTGGAAAAATATACGACACAACTAAAGTTACAGGAGGAGATGTATCAGGCGCAGGAGATACTTTTATGGCGGCTTTAGT